GAACCTGACGAAGCTCGTTGTTGACCTCAAGCCATCGGTCGTGATCGCGCTGGGTGGCATCGCCCAGAAGCAGTGCAAGGTGCAGGGCGTGAGCTTTCAACCGTTCTACCATCCTCAATACTGGAAGCGCTTCAAGAGCAAGCATCGTTACGCACTGCTAGACAAGTTAAGGGAATTGACATGTCAGACATGATAGAAGAAAATGATGACGTGATGGTTGACGATCGGGTCATAGATTTTGATCGAGCTCCTGCCTCACCGGAACTGAAAGAGCTAAACAAGGTTCTGAAGCCGCTCATTCATCAACTCTTGCCCGGTATGATCGCGGCGGACATCATGGGCGTACAACCGATGACCGAACAGACCGGCGAGATCTTCACCATGAAATACTCTTACAAGCCATGGGAGACCTTTGAGGTCTCTGAGGTCTCTGAGGTCTCTGAGGTCTCTGAGGTCTCTGAGGTCTCTGAGGAAGAGCTCGCCCCGCACGCGCTTGACATTGAAGCTGAGCTCGCTGAAGTTTTATCGGCTGAGATCGACAAAGAGATCATCGCTGAGCTCATCAGGATCTCCGGTGAACAAGCTCCGAGCGCTGAAATCACATCTCCAGTGGAGATCGTCGAGCCAACGCTCAAGCCGCTTCCAACAAAACGAATCTTCTACGTAGACGTGGGGAACATGAGCAAGGTAGTAGAAGCCCACCTTACGAAGATCAAGGAGAACTTCAGTGCAAGTCGAGAAGAAACTTGATGTAGTTCCATTGCCTGAAGTTCAGGTTGAGCCTCAGTTTCCTGAGTTAGAGGAGAAGGCAGCGGCATTGTTTGACCAGTTGGTGAAGCCGAAGAACCCGTGGGTGTATGACCCGCTCAGTATCAATGAAGATTTTATTGGGTGGATCACCGAAGGCAATGGATTGCACGTTGAAGAGTCGCCTGACATAGAGCTTGAAGTTGAGGTCATCGCTCCAAAGGATCAAGTCGATGTCAACCGTTTGCTTGATATCATCAAGCAGAACCTCAAGACGGTCTTGATGACTCACATGTTCGAGGAGAATGACACGCTCACTCGCGGACAGATCGAAGCTTCCGTTGAGTTTTTTCTATCCGGCCTGATGACGAAGAGCAGCATCGATGACTTTGTCGTGATCTGTGACGAGACGAACAATCCACCGTCAGAGATCGACCAGGGCAACCTCAACATTGACGTCGTGCTTTGGCCGAGAGGGAACGACGAGGGAATGCACCTCACCGCAATGCAGTCGGGCCGCGCGGTAGATGACCTCACCAGTGAGTCGCTCGAAAGAAAGTTTCAGTCCTGGCCCGATCCGCATGAGTAAAATGTTCGGGTGTGTCGTTCTGAGATAAGATGCTCTATAACGGCTCGCCTATAAATACTTGGAGACCGCCTCGGTTGGTGGTCTTCAATTCATAACCGTTAACTTTTTGATAAGGAAATAAGTCATGGCACTTGACATCAACTCCCTTCGCGAAGCCTTTAAGAAGAAAGGCGAATCTACCGGCGGTGACGAAAACACCGGCTTCTGGGATAAGTTCTATCCCTTCTACAAGATGGACTTCGACGCAACCGCCGAGTTCCGCTTCCTCCCCGACGCAGACGACGAAAATCCGATCGGCTTCATCGTCGAGAACAAGTACCACGAACTGCTCATCAACGGCAAGAAGAAGCGCATCGCTTGCCTGAACATGTACGGCGAATCCTGCCCTTGCTGCGAAGCCTCCCAGAAGTACTACGGTGAAGGTGACGAGAAGATGGGCAAGGCGTTCTGGCGCAAGATCGACTACGTCGCTCAGGGCCTGATCATCTCCACCCCGTTCGAGTACCCGGTCAAGGCTGACGAGAACCCCGTCCGCATGATCTCCATCGGTCCAAAGCTCTACAAGACGATCGAAGCAAAGATCGTCAAGGGCGACATGGACAAGATGCCCTATGACATGGTTGAGGGCTACAACTTCAAGATCAACAAGACCCACCAGGGCGAGTACGCGGACTACACCACGTCTGACTTCGCACGCCGCTCGACCGCGATTCCGGAGAACATGCTGGCACACCTCGAGCTGTACGACCTGAAGAAGTTCCGTTACGGCAAGATCGAGCGCGAGCAGATGGAAGCTATGATCGAGGCCTTTCTCACCGGACGTTCCTACGAAGAGGAAAAGAACGCCGCCCACGCGGCTTCCTCTACGGGCAATGCTTCACTGGACCAAGCGCTGGCTCAGCCTAAGCCGGTTCAAGAAGCGGCTGCGGTGATCCAGCAAGCTCAAGCAGCTCCTGCTCCCGCCGCTCCTGCTGGTGACTCCGCTGGCGGCAAGCTGTCTCCCCAGGAAATCCTGGCAAAGCTGAAGGCCCGTCAAAACGGCGCCGCTTAACAGCGACAAGCAGGGAGCAAGTTCGACAAGGGCTTGCTCCCTTTACCTCTCTAGGAGAAGCTAATGGCATCGCTTCCGTTTCTAACTAAGTTCCGCAAGGAAATCCAAAAGCTGGACAACGTCTCCACGCAGTTCTCCCCACCCGGCAAGTGGTATTCGACAGGTAACTATGCGCTCAACCGCATTCTGTCTGGATCTTACCGCAAGGCGATCCCACAGGGCCGTCTGACCGCCTTTGTCGGTCCATCTGCTGTCGGCAAGTCGTACATCATCTGCAACATTATCCGTGAAGCTCAACGCGAGGGCGCGATCGCCCTGGTGCTCGACTCTGAGAACGCGCTGGACCCCAAGTTCATGCACCGCGCCGGCATCAACATCAAGGACGACAACTTGACCTACGCTCAGGTCGTGACGATCCAAGACGTGACCGCCGTGGTCTCCGAGTTCTTGACCGGTTACGAGAAGGCTTACGGGCGCTTCAATACCGAAGCTCCAGAACTCCTCATCATCCTTGACTCGCTCGGCAACCTGCTGACCGACTCCGAGAACGAAAAGTTCGAACAGGGTCGTCAGACCGGTGACCAAGGTCAGTCTGCGAAGAACAAGAAGCACCTGCTGCGCACCTTGGTATCACGCCTGGCCCGCTGCAACGCGACCTTCGTCTTCACCGATCAGGTCTACCCAGCCGACCCGATGGCCGGTGACGGTCTGTGGGCAGTGACGAACGGCGTAAAGTACTCTGCCTCACAGATCACGCTGCTGACCAAGCTGAACCTGAAGGGCGACGAGGGTCAGGTCGGCATCCGCATGCGCGCAGCGACCTACAAGTCCCGCTTCGTGAAGCCGGGTACCCGCATCGAGCTCGAGATCCCCTACACCTCTGGCTTGACCCCAACAGCAGGTTTGCTCGATCGTTGGGAAGAGGACGGCGTCATCACCAAGGATGGATATGGCTTCTTGGTGGAAGTTGAGGGCAAGACCATCAAGTTCAAGAAGGACCAGCTGACCGTCGACTTTGTCGAGAAGGTGCTGAACACCAACCCAGTCGTCGCCAAGATCGAGGCGGAGTTTACTAAGATCGAGGAGAGTGACGACGTCTTCACTCCAGAGGGTGAGATGGCAGAAGTTGTTGACGTCGAAACCGGCGAGGTCTTGAAAGTACAAGAGATCGGAGAAGATCTCGGTTTACAAGAAGAGGTATAATATGAGTAACACACCCAAGGCTAACTTCACCCTGCTGCATGACTTGGTCATGATCTGGCCGATCCCTCGCCCAAAGAAGACCGAGAGCGGTATTGAATTCATTGAGGGAGCTATCTCGGGTCCCATTGAGGGACTCGTCCTGGCGGTCGGTCCCGGTAAGGTCAACAAGCGCGACGAGCTCGTGCCGCTGCCCCTCAAGGCCGGCGACAAGGTCGTCTTCGTTGCTCAATCAGCTCGCGAGGTCAAGCAGGGCAAGGACTCGTTCCTCGTCGTGCCGATCTCCGAAGTTCTATGCAAGGTGAACGTTGAAGCAGCTTGACCAGCAACCCTCTCAGGTGATCGCTCCTCAACCGGTGACGGTTGAGGAGACGTCTCCGTTGGTGGAGCAGCTTCAAGAGAAAGCTAAGAAGCTTCAGCGTCAAGCAGAGCAATTGCAAGACTCAGTTATCGTTTACCATGAACGTCGACCAGCAGAAGTTAGCAATGTTGATCTCTTCAGTGGGTGGAAGGAAGTTGGTGAAGCTCTAGCTCAGGGTCTTGAAGATCAAGGAATGGCTCAGCATGCACGTTGGCAGCACGCTTGCGCGGAGGTGTTCATCAACAACGGCTACTCTGAAGAGGACGCGTACAGGCTCTCCGCGATGGTCTTTGAGACCTGTGGCCGAGACTTCTCGAAGAATCCCATTATACTGGCTGAGGACGAGATCTTCATTCGACAGCACGATGAGCTTGAAGTCGAGAACGTCTTGATGGAGCCAGCCTTCATCCAAGAGCTGGAAGCAGACAACACCACGAAGAAGGAATGGTCAGTTGAAGCCGTCATGGCGGCGACCGGCGGTTCTCAAGCTGACGCGGTCTGTGATCTCTTCCTTCTATACGCAAGTGAGCTCAAGATCTTTAGTGAAAATTCCGGCAATCTTGGGCTGGAAGTGAACCAAAACGTCGTGACCGAGTCGCTCCTCGTCACCACAAAGGTCGGAATTGATCTCTCTGAAGCTACTGAGAACATCGTCAACCGCATCTTGAAGATGAGATGGATTGAACGTTGCGCTGATACCCTCATCAAACAGGGTTGTGACGAGAAGACCAGCTTTAACTTTGCCGAAGCGCTTCACGACGATTACAAACTTGACGATCCGGTTGACATCGCGGAAGAAGAGATGTCCTGCTGGGGAGATTAAATGTCCTTCATCACTGACACCAAGCGAGAGCTCAACCTCTCGAAGATCCCAGGGCGCATCGCGTTCTACGAGCAGCTCATCACCGTTGCCGAGGTCTGCTTTGAGCTCGACGGCAAGAAGCTGGAAGAGCTGAACAAGACCCAGATCAAGGACCTCATGGTTTACGACCAGATGCTCCAAGAATGCAAGACCATCGAGGACGTCGTCAAGAACCGCATCGAAGAGCTTGAATCTGAGCTCTACCGCACGATCAATGAGACGTCCCAACGTGCCCTCGGGCCAAAGGAGATCGTGCAGTACATCAAGAGCGAGCCGAAGTACGTTTTGGCTCAAGAGATCTACATGGAAGTGCAACACACTCGTCGCCGCCTCGAGTCCGTGGTTGAAGCCTTGAAGTCGCTCGGCTGGACGCTGAAGCGCATCGTGGAGCTGCGAGTCAATCAACTACAGGATTCAGTGCTATGAACTATGCTATCGTCAAAAAGATGTTTGTTGACAAGTTTCTTGGGTGGAAGCTTCCTCAAGACTTTAGGCCTGACGCTGGAATCTCGTTCACCCCACGCTACAACGTTGGAACTCCGTACGAACGAGATCACGAACCGACTGGCACCAATCTCTTCACCGCCGATCAAGCAGAAGCCATGTTTGACGCTTGCATGCCACAAAACATCCTCGATGAAGAGTGCATCTGCCGGGGCAACTGGCGCGCCATCGTGGCAGAAGTTGAGCCCCTGATCGGTGAGACCTTCATCGACGAACGCGGAGACGAGTACACCTTCTTCGGTGTCGTGCACGGCGAAGACGATTACTACTACGGCATGTGGGATCGCGTCAACAGAACCCTCTGCCTCGCCAGCTGCGTGGGCAACTTCCACACGATGGGCTACACTCAAAAGAAGTAAAATGTACTAAGCGCTCTGCTTAGGTTACAATTTTATATGAAGCGGCGACGTGGAAGGACACGTAGCGAAGCATATAAGCTAGCCCCGGCAAGTGACGTATCGCTTGACTCGCAACCAAGCTAACGCGAATTACTCTCGGGCAGGGATCGGCGCAATGCAATTGACCGGCGGGTCAATTACCGTCACCCCGAACCGGAATCAAGCCCGGTCCGCTTCACCCATACCCATACCCATACCCCAAACTATAAGGATACTAGACATGGAACAGCCTACTTTCGACCCCAGCACCATCGACTTCTCTGAGATGGTCGCCAACCTTGCCAAGCCCGGCAAGGACATCCTCGCCTCGATGACCCCTGACCGCGTGCATGCCGTGCATATGGTTATCGGCGTCGCCGGCGAAGCTGGCGAGCTGCTGGACGCGATCAAGCGCGAAGCGATCTACAACAAGCCGCTGGACCGCGCGAACGTCGTGGAAGAGCTCGGCGACCTCGAGTTCTACATGGAGGGTCTCCGTCAAGGCCTCGGCATCACCCGCGAGGAAGTGCTGACCGCCAACAAGGTCAAGCTGGGTGCACGCTACGCCACGATGAAGTACTCCGACACTCAGGCCCAAGCTCGCGCTGACAAGGCCTGATCATGTCGATACTTGACCATGACGCCCTCGACAAGAAGCTGAGCTTTACCGTCGGTGAAGCTAGAGCCGGTGGTCAAGAGATCGTTGAGCTGCTCGACGGAAACACGTTGCTCGGCGCTGCCTACGACTGTCTCTCCGACCGGGAGAAGGCTGAGATCGTGCGCATGCTCGAGGGAATTCTCTTGAGACGGATCCGTTCGAGCATCGACTGCTGGCAGAACCTCGCATGAGGACTAACTTCTGGGAAGCCCGCATCGTCGTTCATCACTTGAACGACCGTGACGTGCAGACCGCTCGTGTCGTGCACGCCGAGAGCGAGGAAGAAGCTCGCCTCGCGCTTGACGAGAAGATGGAAGTCTCCAAGCCGTGGTGGAAACGAGAGGGTTCTTGCTACTCAGTTTCCAGCCTCAAAGAGCTTACCCCAGAAGAAGTCATTGCCCAGATGGAGTTCATCCCGTGACCCTACGCTGCACCATTCACCTTGACGACGAAGTAAACTGTCGCATCGGCGGACTACGCCCAGAGCACCTTGAAAGTCTCTGGGACAAGTTCGGCGTGTTTGTGGATGGGTATTTCCATATGCCAAGTTTTCAATTGCGACGCTGGGACGGCAAGGTGCGCTTCTTCGAGAAGAACGGTAACACCTACGTCAAGATCCTTGACGAGATCCTGCCCTACATCTGTGCTTGGGGCTATGAGGTTGACCTGGTTGACAAGCGTCGGCCTGCTCCGGTAATCACTGACCGGATCGACGAGAACTTCTTCGGCTTGGAGCACTTCAAGCTCCGACCCTACCAGGTCGACGTCGTCAATGCCCTCCTCGAGGAGGGCTCTGGCTTCGCGATCTGCGCGACCGGTGCCGGCAAGACCTCGATGTGCGCCGCGCTGTCGATGGTGCTGCACCTCAACGGCCTGCAGACGCTCGTGATCGTGCCCTCGGCCGACCTTGTCACCCAGACCGTCGACGAGTTCCGCGAGAAGCTGGCTGCCTATCCGGTGACCGTCGGTGAGTACTCTGGCGGGGAGAAGCAGATCGACCACCCGATCGTGGTCGCGACCTGGCAGTCGCTCCAGAACGTGCCGCACTATATGAACTTCTTCCAGGCTGTCATCGTCGACGAAGCTCACGGTGCGAAGGCGAACGTCATCAAGGACCTGATCAACACGCACGGCAAGCACATCTCGCACCGCTACGGTTGCACGGGCACGTTCCCAAAGCCACAGGCCGACCAGTACAGCTTGAAGCTGTCCATCGGTCGCATCGTGCGTGAGGTGACGGCTCGGTGGCTGATCGATCACGGCTACCTCTCCGAGATCCTCATTGAACCCGTTGAGACGATTGACGAGGATCCAGAGCTGCCAGACTACTCGTCCGAGCGTGCTTACCTAACGCGCCATGAAGAACGCAATGCCGCTCTCGCGAAGCAGATCATTGAGCTCCGTGAGAAGTACGGCAACACGATGGTTCTCGTGAACACTCAATCCCTGCAGCAGGGTCGTGAGATCGCTGCCCTGATTGACGGCGCGGTCTATCTTGACGGCAGCAGCAAGTCGACCCTGCGCCAAGAAGAGTACGCGAAGTACGCGGAGCGCGATGACATCATCGTGATCGCTTCGGCTGGCATCGCGTCGACCGGCATCAGCATTGACCGCATCTTCTGCTTGGTCTTGCTTGACACCGGTAAGTCCTTCGTGAAGTGCATTCAAGCGGTTGGTCGCGGTTTGCGCAAGAAGGGCGATAAGACAAAGGTCTACGTCGTGGACATCTTCTCCAGGTTGAAGTACGCTAAGAAGCACTGGAAGTCTAGAGCTCAATACTACAAAGATGCGGATTACCCAATGACTTCAGTCAAGAAGATGAAGTACTAGATGAAGACCTACAATCCAGAAGCTTGCTGCGGCACAGATTGCTCCTGGCACGACACTGAAGGTGAACCGTGTTGGGGAGACGTCACAGTGATCGACGAAGTACAGTACGGCGAAGATGAGTGGGGCTGGATCCATGCGTGCGAGGGTCACCTCGACGACGGTAAGTACAAGGAAGAACAACATGACAATGGCACAAAACGGACTGGCGAAGCTGGCTGAGGAGCTCGGAGAGCTCCAACAGGTCGTTGGTAAGATGTTGGCCTACGGCACGGGAGACCACCCGGACGGTAAGGGCAAGCTGCTAGACAGGTTTGAGGAGGAAGCAGCTGACGTGATGGCGGCGATCCTCTTCAGCGTTCAAACGCACGGGGCCGATCAAGAGAAGATCGCTGCCCGCGCTGAGAAGAAGTTTGAGCGTTTTAACGAGTGGCATCAGATGAAAGAGAAAGAAGATGAGTGAAGGTGACAAATACGTAGGAAAAACTGTTAGAGAGATCGAAGCCGATTGCATTAAAGAAGCATGTGAAGACGTGCTCAAGGAGCTTGATAAGATCACGTCTGATGAGTACGATCTCTCATGGAAGGGTATACTCCTCGGAGTTGTGATCCTGGCGGTGCTCGCTACAGTAATCTTGATCGTAATCGGACAGATGTGATGTTCTTCAAAACGGTCGATTGTCTGAACCTTGCACGATTCAATGAACTTGATGTACCTTTTGAGATAATGTACATTGTGAGGCTTTGATGATAAAATAGACGTACAATTCATGTTTACTTTCTCACGATTTTGTGATACATTTATATGGAAGGCCATAAGTAATGGTTATCTTGCCTGAGTATAATTTCCCCTATATCATTGACAACGTTTCAGGCCCCGTCGTCCCCAAGTTCAGCTGGTTCTATGACGCGTCAGTGAACGACTTCTTGCTCAGGCCTATAAATTTGCTTGAGGAAACGACCGGTCCAACCGTGCGCGTGCGCATCAACCACTTTGACTTTGACGTTCCAGTCAGCTGGAACTTGCTCATCGTTGACGATGAGACGAAGATGGTGGACACCGTGCCGATCACGCAGTGCGCGTCGAGCAACTATCAAGCGCTCTTGATGCATCCAGACATGCACGACTATCATATGTCACCGGTCACGTTGCTTGACTTGAAGCCCCGCGAGACCTGCACGTACGTCATGATCCCACGCATGCACATGGCGCTGCACCCAGTCGGGCAAGTGGTCAGACAACGAACCAATCCTGAACCTCGCCGCGGCGACGACTTGAGTTACTGCTGTCTGTTGTCACCGCAGGATCTTGGGAAGCACATGGGCAACATCTCCGTGATGGAGATCATCTTGTAAATGGGGAGACTACATGATCGAGCGTCGGAAGGGAACTTACGTAGCTGCAAAGTATGATGAAACTTCGTGCCACCTGCTCAGCGCTTGGATGCACATGTGGCAGATTCCAAACCCAGTGCCTACTGACAAGCTGCACTCGACCGTCGTCTATAGCCGAGCTCCTCTGTCGATCGATAAGCAGTTATTCTTCCAAGAGTTGATCGAGCAAGATCACAAGGTCAGAGACTGGCGCGCTACTCCAACTGGGTTTGCGTTCTTTCAAAGTTCGTCAAGCTGCTCAAAGCGAGACGTTCTCGTTCTGCTCTTAGACTGTCCCTTTCTTTATGACCTCCACGATGACTTGATCGAGATGGGCGCCACGCATGACTTTGACACCTATGAGC